ACATTATACATTGGACAAATTCTATTCTTAACAGCCATCAAGTCTGTTCCATTTGGATCTGATATCTGAGTATGCATAAATAACATGCAACGTTTAGCCTTTTCCGGTGATAGTTTATCACAAAATTCTTTGTAAGCTAAAATAACATCACCTGGCTGTTTTCTTCTGATATTTCGATTATTCCAAAACAATATGAAATCATATTCATTGCCACGTTTAAAATCAGTTACAAATTTTTGGTAATCATTCCAATCAGTATGGTCTTCTGTAATAGGATAAAATTTATTTGAATTAACTCCATGAGGAACCCATTGTACCGCCCAGTCTGGTTTAGGATGTTTTTGCAGTACATTTTTCACAATGTTTTGAGTTTGTCGTGATATGTTCATTATCAAATCACATGACTCATAGAATGGTTCATTCCAATCTGGATAAGGAAGGTCATCCCAAATGTTATAATACATTAATGGAATATGCTGTCGAATAGAATGTTCTATTTGATATAACCAACCCCAGAATCTCGGATCTGTGAAATGTAGAATAGCATCTGGCTTTTCAATATTTAATATCTGCTGTAATACCTGAGGATTTCCGTATCCTGAATTTGCATATATTTTAACAGATGCATCATCAACACCTGTTTCTTTTTGAACATCGGCTGAGATATCAAATACCTTACCTTCATCTGGATGCTTTACAGCGGCTCCTAATTGTACCCAATCAAATTGATTGACCGTGCCTATCACAAATTCTTTAGACATTGTTGCAATACCAGAATGCATTCTCAGGTCATCTGACAACAATAAAATTTTCTTTTTCTTAGGCTTGTTCGGATCTATCTTTTTTAGTTTTGGTAACTGAATTTGTTGCATTATAACTCCTTGTAACTTTTATATAAATATACTTTAGCTTAGTATAACCACCTTTTTATCCAGCTTTTGTGCTGATTTAATTGCACTCATCGATCCATTTGCTTTATCTCCATCCGGTATTAAAGCTATCATATAATCACAATTTTTCGCAATCAAATTGTTACGATGATGAAATTGAGATACATGATATGGCTTACCATAATAATGTTCTGACATTGCACTATATAAATTTTTCGGTGTATGTGCTGGATTATATTCTTTATACTCTATTCCAAATTCTATAGAATATTTTTTAACATGTTTATCCGCTCCTTGCAGACATCCTCCAGAAATAATTGTTAATTCATCTCCAAACCGTCTGCGTAGATCAGTTAACAGATTTTTTATCTTTCTGGTATTCTCGTAATTGCGTGAACCAATAATCGCTATTTTCATTCTTTGATACGATTAGCCATTGGACATAATTCATCTCGCATTGCAAAATCACAATACTTGCAATTCTTTTTATTTTTACCTGCTATTGCTGGATATTCCTTTTCGGTATTATATTCGCCTTCGGCATTGAAACATGTATTGATCCAACTTTCAATCGACTTCAATAACTTGTTTCGAGTAGGCTTACCACTAGCTGGAATAACTTCTTGGACGCGTTTTTGTGGAAACATTGCACCTTCAATAAGCTTACGTTTAACGATCATAAACTTAACTTTGATCTTTTCTACATCCCAACCATATTGTTTAGCAAAGTATTCTTTATACAATATCAATTGAGATAACTTGAGTTTATCGGCTTTCTGATATTTGTTCCAACCCATTGTACTGGTCTTGATATCAATGATAACAATTTCATCTGTACGTTTATCTCTTAAAACAACATCTAGATATCCTAACATGAATATACCTTTATCTTCATCCGCTGGATAGTATATTGGTAATTCTATGCCTATCAACTCTTCATGCTTGGCTGAAAAATACTTACCTCTATTTCGTTTGATGAAATCTAAAATGGCTACACCATCTTCATAGAACTCCATAAGCTCAAACTTATTAGAGAAATGCTCGCCCATCTTTTCTACAGCTTCTTTATATAATTCTTTCATAGTAGACAACAACATATTATTCAGATCTAATTCATCTGCTGCCTTTGCTGTCTTCTCATACATTGTAGTCAAATACGTCTGCAATGTTTCATGAAATGCCGTACCAAATAAAGTATGGATACTTTGGGTGAATTCTCTTAAATTGCGTACATACGCCAATTCCCATTGTTTAGGGCATTTATCATACATAGCATATTGAGAATATGATATCTTACGCTCTCCTTGCTGAGGTTCTCTTATATTGAACTTTACTAACTTATGCATACTTAAATATAATAAATTTATTTCAAATAAACAAATTATTTCTGCATTAAGTTATCTATTGATCTCTGCAAATACCATAACGCTTTTTCTAGATCTTGCAACTTAGTTTCTTTATCTTTCTTACCAGCGCGAGAAACATATTTCACAACATTTCCTAAGTTAAAATCTAAATCCCATGCTTCAATAACTTTAATAGCTTCATAGACATTATCCTTACCGCCGTAGTGGTTTGGGTGATATACCTTTTCGGTTTCAGTGAATTCAACTTTATTTTTTCTATCTCTGATTACTTTAGCCATTGTTTAATTTCCTTTTCGGTTTTACCATAATCCTTTAACAGATTTTTCAAATCATCAATACCATTCTCTTTCCAGAAATCGATATATGATTTTGCATCTCGTTTAGATATCTGATAATGTGATGTTAGCAAATCAACTAGATCCTTGTTATACTCTTTTGCCTTTTTACCTTTAATGTATTTGTTATACATTTTTATTTTAGGTAACGCATCATGATATAATTGATATACATGCTTTTTATCTAATGGACCGATTGTATATTTTTGAAACATGTCTACAATTTCAATGAAGTCCATGTCCATAGAAAGCCACCTATTAATTAGATAAGGCGAAAATGATTTCTGATCTAGCTCAGATAATGAATTCCAGTCTTTCTTTTTGAAAGTGATATTAGATAAATGATCAAATATCGTAGCCGGCTTATTTGTCTTCTCTTCCTTCAACTACTCTAAATTCTTCGTTAATAAATCCACAATCATCACATCTAAATGTTGGTACCGGCATGATCTGTTCTTTACCTGTTGATGACATTAATGCTGATACTATTTTAAATGCATTGACTTGTCTGAAAAATCTACTTCCGCAATTTTCACATTTAATGTCTTTCATTGTAGATGGATCCATTGCCGATCCTTTTGGTTTACCGTCCATTCCGATAATACTCATAACTGTTCCTATTTTAATTCATTTAATAATTTGACCATTGTAGCCATCATATGTAACTCTTTATCAACTGCAAATGCATCTTGATATTGTGCTTCTGCTAATACTAAAATGACGGATGCTATATGGCCTTTAGCATAATTATCGATCTCATCAAATAAATACTTGTATAATGCTGTGAAATCTTGCACTTTGCTATCTGCTATTAATTGGCGTATTGAAACAAATGCATCTTTCTTTGATGTATCACTTTTTAAAATATCCAATAGCTTAGTCATGTAATTAGCTTGCACTAAACTAGTCTTATCCATTATCAACTTGCCGTCAATAACTTGTCGCTGACATGCGTTCAATATTCTTCGTATATCCGGATATCCAGAGTTAATAATAGTGGCCACGTCCTTTATATCAAACTGGACTTGCAACTCCGTTAATATGTTCGATATACGTTTAGCAACCTCCGTTTTATTAGGTGGTGTAATACCAAATACTTGACATCTGCTTTGAATCGGATCGATTATTTTTTCAACATAATTACATGTTAATATGAACCTTGTCGTCTTTGAAAATGTTTCCATTAAATTACGCAATGCGGCTTGACCATTCGGAGTCATATAATCCGCTTCGTCTAATATCACAATCTTCCATCTTCTGAAACCTACTGTTGATGCATAATTTTTAATCTTGGTTCTAACCGTTTCGATATTATTTTCATCTGATGCATTGATATACATTACGTCGGCGTCTACATTGTTTGCAATTATCTTAGCCAATGTAGTTTTACCAGTACCTGCTTGTCCATAAAATAACAAATGCGGAACATCGCCAGATTGCAAATATAA